GCGAGTATCATGATCTGCTCAGTGTTATCCATCGTATGAATCCTTTCTGTGCGGGCTTAATTAGACTTCTGCTTGCTTGGTGTGACTATCCTAATGCACGCGTCGGTATCTGGCAACGCTAAAATCGAGTATTTTACAAAACTTTACCATTCCTAACCCCTATGCAGTTGTAATCCCACAAGGAACATTTTTGGTATCTTTTCAAGCCCTTCTTTCAGGAAAAAATGTGAAGGTGCCTATGAATATGCAAAAGTATTGTTGACACCGATCAGTAGGAAATTGTATAGACCCTGGTCAAATCTTCTGCACAAGAGAACTTGACAACGTCCCCGCTGACAGTGTACATGGCTAGCCCCTCTTTATTACTACACTCGTCAAGGGCAATGTCATAGCTGTGCTTTCCATCAGGGGCTTCCTCAGTAATGCTTTGTGCGTAGCTTGCGGAACAGCTAGAAAGTAGTAGGGCAATTGTGATGCTAATGATTCTCATGTAGAGCCTCCTCAATAGCTTCGAGACAAAAACCAGCAAATGCGAAAGCAGGCATTGACGGATTAGCTTTCAAGTGATCTTTGTACTGACTGAATCCGAATTCATCTGACCACCATACACGATCCTTCCCGAGCTTCCTGACAATCTTTCTCATCTGCTTGACATCTGCTGGAAGATACCAGATAGGCAAACGGACACCATGCTTTGAAGCAAGTTCTTTCCAGTGTGGGAGGTCATCCCAACCTAGCTTCAAATTCTTCTCAGCATGTCTGACAGCAGCTTCACGCTTAATCAGCTTCGTTTCCTGGGCTTCTCGTAGTAGTTTTGAGCGCTCATCGGGCGTTAAGCTGGAAAGGTAATCCATACCCATGTTAGTAGCCTCGCCTGTAATTGGGGTTGAAATGATAGGGAGAGTTTAGGTTTCTGCTCACGTTGCATCCTTGTGGCACTTTTCTAACCTCCGCTTCTCAAGAATCTACAAAAATCTTACTCGGTTTCTACACACTACGTCAAGCACATTTCTAAAATAATTCTACACGTTCCTTTCCCAACAGCATCCTGGGGCACTTTCACACCTTAGCACGGATACTGCTACACCCTGCATAAAAAGGCTTTCGCTGCATAGAATCTCTTTAGCTGTGAAAAAGCCCGTAGAAAGGTATTGACACACAATGATGTAATCCGTAGAATAGTATTTAAAAGGGGTTTTACAAAGACCTTTTAGTTTGTTTCTTGTGTTATTTCAGTTATTATAAGTACCTTATAAGGTCTTGTAAAGAACTTTAAAAGACCTTTACAGGGGCTTGCTCAAAACAATCTGTAGAAGTTTCTTGTTGACGTGGGATGTTGAGGCTTGGTAAGGTTGGTCTTGTCAACACACAAACGGAAGGATTGTCGAGTGAACGTAATAAAGATGCGAAGCTATCACGA